AAAGAGCCATTTCTGTATCAGGTTACTTTCATCAAGGACTCATGAAGATTAGCGAATATGCTTTTGATAAAACTATGACATTTAAGAATGCAAGTCGTAATCATCTATTATCTCAAGTCACCAGTTTCAGAATTGGCGATAAAGAAGCCTACAAAAGAGCAGATGACTTATTAGATGCTTTCGTTTATAGTCTAGCCATTGGTGTTGGTGATAAATATGGCTACTAAGGAAGAACTATGTCAGATGTAATGATTAATAATACATATCTTGGCGGTGAGTTGATGAGCCTTCTAAGTGCTGACAACATTCAGCCAGGTTCGCAAGCAGGATATGAATTATGCAAACAAATCTGGACATATCATCCTCTCGGTGGCAAATTAGTTGAAAAGCCTGTAAAACTTGCTCTATCTAAGCCAAGAACTATTACAATAGATGCTCAACCAAAAGAAATGTTGGCTGAAGCATTTAACAAGGAATGGGAAAAACTTGGTGCTACTAATCATATTCGTGATGTTATGTTTATCAATCGTACCTATGGTGCTGCTGGCATTGTTGTGGGGGCTGATAAGATTCCTACTACTGATCCCATTGACCCTTGGAATCTTCCTTATCTTAATCTTTATTTTAATCAGTTAGACCCACTCAATATGGCTGGTTCGATTGTGACGAATCAGAACCCCAATGCGCCTGACTTCCAAAAACCTCTTGCCTATACTACTGCTGCTGGTCAGCCCTATCATCCTAGTCGTAGTGTTGTTGTTTTTAATGGCACTCCTGTATATCTGCAATTTCAGTCTAGTGCCTTCGGTTTTACAGGTAGGTCAGTCTTTCAAAGGGCTTTATATCCACTAAAGTCTTTTATTCAATCTATGATTACCGATGACTTGGTGACATTCAAGTCTGGCTTAATCATTGCGAAACAAAAACCTGCTGGCTCGATTGTCAATCGTTTAATGCAAAATGCTGCTGGTATCAAGCGAACCTACTTGCAAGAAGGCGGTACTGGTAATGTGCTCTCCATAGATATTGATGAAGAAATCAACTCCATTGATTTGACCAATACCGCAACATCTATGACAACTGCCAGAGATAACATCATTGCCAATATCGCTGCTGCTTCTGATGTTCCTGCTTTGCTCCTTAAAGATGAAGCCTTTACTCAGGGATTTGGCGAAGGTAGTGAAGATGCAAAAGCGATTGTTCAATACATTGATGGCATCCGAGTGGATATGGAAAGCCTATTTGCTTTCTTTGACAAGATCGTTATGCACCGAGCATGGAATAAAGAATTCTATGAAGCGGTGAAGAAAGCCTATCCAGAGATTTATCGCAAGATGTCTTATGAGCAAGCCTTCTATAGCTGGCAAAACAACTTCAAAGCTGAGTGGGAATCACTCATGGAAGAACCACCTAGCGAAAAAGTAAAGGTGGAAGATATTAAACTCAAAGGTATTACTGAGTTGCTTCGCACAATGTTGCCAGTTGTTGATCCACAAAATAGGGCAAATTTAATTCAATGGGCTACTGACAATATCAATGAAATGCCAGATATGTTTCAGAGCAGCCTACAAATTGATGCTGATGCTATTGCCGAATATGAAATTCCAGAAGCGGAACTTAAAAACTTACCAAGGCTGGATGCTTACTTTGCAAGGGGAGATTGGGCTAATCCCATCCCAAAGGCTGATGCTTTCCTAGAATCCGATCACCCCAGAGATTCCGATGGAAAGTTTACTTCTATAGCTGGTGGTAATGTTGCAACTGAACCAATGGGTAGACAGACCGCAGCGATTACTGCACCAGCAGCTAAGACTGCGCTGATCGAAAAACCGCAAGCACCTACAGCACAAGCTAAGAAACCAGAAGCACCGAAAGCGAATCGTGCTAAAGAGCACCTGGCTGGTAAGCTGCAACAAGCTGATGTTGAAAGACTGCCAAAAGATAAACAAAAAATCTTTACCGAAATGTATGAGAAGGCAGCAGCCAACAAAGATCATTTTGACAAAACCAATAGTCAAATAGCTAAAGACTTAGGTGGTCGGGCTGCGATTGTGCCATTGAAGGGATCGCAAAGAGCAGTTGATAAGATCACTAAGTCTTATGGAAATGATCCAACTCAGATTAAAGATTTGCTTCGCACAACCATTGAGATTAAATCACTTAAGGATGTAGATAGCGCAATTAGCAAACTCAAGGCTGAATATGGTACTCCAGTTAAGCTGAGAAATTTGCTTGATCCTAAAGTCGATTCACTTGGTGGCTCTGGCTATCGAGATGTCAATATGGTAGTAGAGGTCAATGGCTCTTATGCTGAAGTGCAGATCAATCTACCAGCAATGATGGAAGCCAAAGAAAAAGCGCATGGCTACTATGAGGAAGTTCGCATCATATTAGAAGATGCAGCACAAGCTGGTAAACAACTCAATGTCTATGAAGAAGCTAAAGTCAATAATCTCAATGCAAAGATGAAAGCTCTTTACGATGCAGCTTGGGAATCCATCACTAAGGCTTGAAATACTTTAGCATTGCTAGGCAATAAGAATTCGTCTTTCATTGAGAATTCTTTTGGTTCACCATTAATCCAGATAGCTACCATTGGTAGGTCTTTGCCACCATTGACAGATACAGGCAAACCATCTTCTGCGGTTACATAGAAGATTGCTGATGGACTGATTTCGTAGTTACCAATTTTCATATATTGCCCTTTCAATTCATTTTATCATATAACAAAAAGCCCTCGAAAGGGCTTGTAATGTTGAAGAATTTAATAGTTTTTGATTTTTTTCAATTCACCAGCCAATAAACAAGCTACATCAGCGATAAGCATATCTTCTAATTCGCATTCATAAGCATCACGAAGATAGGCAACAGCATCAGGATAATACTTATTTAAAAGCGCAATAATTTCATTCTTTTCCATTTCAATTCCTTTCGTGGTTATCTTGGAACTTCCAAAATCATTTTGCCATCCATGATTTCAAACAAAATCGCTTTGGCTCTGTTCAAACTCTGTCTGGCTCTCTCATTCGCACCCACAGCCAATTCCTCTTGAGCATCACTCATAAGACCAGCAACAACAATACCAGCCCCACCCAACTTGTAGCTGGCTGATGATCTGATCTGCGCTATGAACTGCTCAATGTCGCAACCATACATTTCCTGACTCATGCTGCACCCCTTTCTTGAAATTGCTGGATAACTGCCCTAGCAGCAGCAGCCCTGCCCATTTGACCTTTTGCCAAAGCCAAGATCAAAATCCCTTGGGCTTGGGCAATACTGAAAACCTCATATCCATACAAAGGCAAACTCATTTCAAACTCCTTTCGTGATTAACTACTACACTTACATATTAATGCTTATTAGGTATAAGCACAAGGACTATTTTACTATTTGTTGTTTGTGTGCAAAAACAACACTTTAGGTAAATAGATTTGACACTTATACTAAATAGGAATAATATAAGAATGTAGTCTTAATTAACCACGAAAGGAAAATTATGAAAGAAGTTGAAATCTGGGCTGGCAAAAAAGTCATGGCATACCAGGATGCTGACTTGGTTGAAAAAATGCCCTATATCAAAGCTGCTGAGTCTGTCTGGTATCAAAGCTGGTTGGACAATGGCGGTGAGGATGTCGGTAGCTGCTGCGGTGGCAAAGCGATTCGGATTTATTACTTGGGCAAAGGCAAAAGAAATGTTGTAGAAAAAAGCATTGTGCCTTGTAGCTTTGTTCAGGGAAATGTGGCTGCTGCGAAATCAGTTGCTCCTGCTTTGGAATTCTTGGCTGCTCATGGGATTGTCGGTGAGTATTACGATGGTTGGATGGATTGATTAATGCCCCTTCGGGGGCTTCACGAAAGGAAATCAAAATGGCAATGGCTTATAAAGAAATGGTTGTGTTTGCGAGATATGTTTACAGCTTCTATGGCGATGGCGGTATTTATGACATGGGAGTGCCTTATGAAATCATTAAGCAAGCTATCCGCTTTTTGCAATCTAAGGCTGGTCGCAAGTATCGCTGCGGTATTCCTGTGTGTGGCGATTCTGTAGACCGAGAGCACATTCGCATGATCTTGGAAGAAGAATATGGATATTGTGAAAAAAAGCTACAAGCTGCTTGACATTATCCCAAATTAGTATATTATTAAATTGTAGTTTCAATTAATCACGAAAGGAAATTGAGATGGAAAAGCAAGTTAGTAGTCATGCTGGTGCTGCCAAAATGATTAGGGCTTACATGAAAGCCAAAGGAATTGCTGGTAGTGTTCGTAGCAAAAGCTACAGCATGGGCAGCAGTATTCATGTTTATGTCCAAGATTTGCCACCAGCCCAGTATGCTGATTTGGTTGCTTATGTTAATCAGTTTGAGTATGGTCACTTCAATGGCATGGAAGATATTTACGAAATAAGCAATCGTAGAGATGACATTCCCCAAGTGAAGTATGCTTTCGTTGATAACAAAATGAGTGATGAGTTGGGCGAGAAGATTTACCAGTTCATGAAAGGTTATTACTCTGGTATGGAAGGTGCGCCAGATGGTTTCAAGGATGCTCATAGTTTCTACAATATGAGTTTCAATGGGTATGCCAGCCACTTGGTTTACAAGTTGTTTGCTGGTGGTTATATGCACAATGAGTACTGGATTTCAGTAGGTGTCATTGCTCCAGAAGTAGAAGCAGCATAATACTAAAGTGGTATAATTTACTTACGAAAGGAAATTAATATGCAGATCGAAAACTTGAAATGTGTAATAGATGGTTATGAATGTGAATTAGATTTTTCTGAGGAATGGTCTGATTGCATTATTTCCAAAGGTGACTATAGCGGTAGTTTGCAGTTTTTGGATTCTTATGGATATTTAGAGAATTACAAAGATGAAAGACAAATTATTGTGCCAGTAAGAGTTATTAACAAAATTGAAAGTTGGGCTGTGGCAAATGGATATTGATATTATTTTGGATGCAATTGCTTTTGCTATTGACAAGCATGGAAAGCAGGTTCGGAAGGATGCGGAAGAATCTGCCTACATTAGACACCCAATCGAGGTGGCTCAATTGTTGATTATGGCTGGTGTAGTTGATGAGGATGTTATCGCTGCTGCGGTCTTGCACGATGTAGTAGAAGATTGTGGGGTTTCGGTGGCTGACATTTCTGTTCGCTTTAACCCTCGTATTGGATTGATTGTGCAAGAGGTTAGCGATGATCCTGTTTTGAGTGGCATGGCTCGTAAGGATGCTCAGGTAGTCAAGGTTGGCATGATTAGTCCAGAGGGCAAATTAATTAAAGTAGCTGATAAAATCTGCAACTTACAAGATGTTTTGTATAGACCGCCTGTAACTTGGGATGATGCTAGAAAAGCTGCTTATTTCGATTTTGCCGAAAGAGTTTTTAATGCTGCCAATATTAAAAACCCTTATTTGGTTGAATGTTTCAATGATTTAATGGATAAAAGAATTGTTATTTGATGAACAAAAGAAATCGTGGCACAAATGGTGTCGTGCCTAATACAACTGAAATTATTGCAGCTAGAGGTGATTTATCACAATCCAAAGCAGCATCTTTAATATATACTACCCAAGCTAGGTGGAGTAATTACGAAACTGGAAAGAGTCGTATGCACCCTGCTTCTTGGGAACTTTTTATATTAAAGACTAAGCATGACATTTTATGAAGTCTTAACTGCTGCTATCAATGACTTTATTGAACATGGCTTTGATTCCCAAAGTCGTGTCGATAACTGGCTCAAGAAAATCAAAGAAGCTGCGGAAAAGGCTTTAATTTCCGATGAGCAAATGCAAAGGGAAATGGAAAAGGCTTTAAATGCAGCCTTTTCTCGCTTAGTCACCAAAGGTGGTTTAGTCAATAAAGATGTCAGTAAGTATGACATTGAAAAACTCAAACCTAAACTTCGGGCTGAACTGGATCGCAGAATCATGGCTTCTGCAAACCTCATTAAATACAATCGAGAGCAAAGTATTACAGATGTGCTCAGAAGATTTGAAGGTTGGGCTACATCCATTCCTAAAGGCGGTTCACTCGCAGTAGACCGCAATAAAGAAAAACAAAATATTAAAAAGTCTTTAGCAAAAATGCCTTTTAATCAAAGGCGAGTTGTAATAGATCAAACCCATAAACTCATTTCTAATATTAATGACATTGTCGCTATTGATAATGGCGCAATTGCTGGTAAATGGCATAGTCATTGGAAGCAGATTAATTACAACTACCGCAAAGATCATAAAGAGAGAGATGAAAAAGTTTATGTCATTCGTGGTAACTGGGCTTCTGAAAAAGGTTACATAAAGGCAATTAATGGATATACTGATGACATTACTTCGCCAGGCGAAGAAGTGTATTGTCGGTGTAATTACAAGTATATTTACAGTTTGCGTAAAATGCCAAAAGAAATGCTGACAAAAAAGGGTGAACTAGCGTTACAATCATCAAAAATATCGTAGGGTAGTTTATGCCATTTGAATCCGAAGCTCAAAGAAAAGCTATGTATGCTGCTTTAGCAGGGCATAGCAATATCGGAATTCCAAAAGAGGTGGCTAAAAAATTCATTAAGCATAGCGAAGATAACTCTGGCGATTTCCCAGAAGAAGCTACTCCACTCAGCACTCCAGAGTTTAAAGAAGATGACGAAATTGTCATTCGCAATGGCAAAAAAGATGAACTCAAAAAATTTCAAGGTGATTTGGCTGATGTAGCCAGAATTATTCAAAGTCTTAAAGATCAATCCCAGACTGTACCTCGCTTTGGTCAAGATGCCGATCCTTGTTGGGAAGGTTATAAACAAGTTGGCATGAAGGAAAAAGATGGCAAAGAAGTACCAAATTGCGTACCTGATGCAGCCGAACTTGTAGCTAAGACTCCAGAAGTAGTTGCTCCAGTTGCTAATAATGCTGGCGCAGCAGGTCGGGCTTCTGGCATCATGTTTGTTACTGGCGAAGGTCATACTTTGCTGATTCGCAGGGGCGCAGGTGGTGGGGATTACCCTAATACTTGGTGCGTACCAGGCGGTCATCAAAAAGAAGGCGAAACTTTAGAAGAAGCTGCTCGCAGAGAAACCAAAGAAGAAACTGGCATTGACTACAAGGGCAAGCTCGAAGTATTACACGATGATGGTCAATTCTGCACCTATATTGCTAGAGATGTAAAAAAAGAAGAAGTCAAACTCAATTATGAGTCTACTGGCTATGATTGGTGCGATCCACTTGTACCACCATTGCCATTACATCCTGGTCTTGCTATTGCTTTCAGAATTGCATCAGCAAAAACTGAAACCGATGTAGCACAATTAATGGCAGAAGATTTATTGCCAAGCCCACAAATGTATGCCAATGTCGGATTGTTTGCAATTCGCATTACTGGTACTGGTTTAGCCTATCGGTCAAGTATCGAAGAAAATGTTTGGCGAGACCCATCCCTTTATTTGAATGATGAATTCTTAAAGCGGTGCAATGGTTTGATGGTCATTATGGATCATCCTGAAACTGCGGTTTTGACCAGTAAAGAATTTAAAGATCGTGCAGTTGGAAGTATTATGCTCCCCTACATCAAAGGTGATGAGGTCTGGGGCATTGCAAAAATATATGACCAAGATGCAATAACTGAGATTTGTGAGGGAGAGATTTCTACCTCACCTTCTGTTGTATTTGACAATACTTCAGGAAACACTACACTAACTACTGAGAATGGCGAGCCACTCTTAATAGAAGGTGTCCCATTCCTTTTAGATCATATTGCTATCGTTACGAAAGCTAGAGGTTCTAAAGGGGTGTGGGATAAGGGTGGCGATGCCACAGGAGTTCTTTTAAATAACCAAGAGGTGTCTGATATGAATGACAATACGATTGCACCAAAGGCAGATGCCCAAGGTGATAAGTTGGATGCTGTACTCGCTGTGTTAGGCGATTTGGCTGCAAGAATGGATGCAATGGAGAAGGAATTACCTGCTCCACCACTCGTTACTGCTGCTGATAAAAAAGCAAAAAAAGATGATGATATGAAGAAACATCGTAAAGACGATGATGATGAGGAAGAAGAAGAAATGGCTAAAAAAGATGATGATGATGAGTCTGAATCTGAAGCTAAAGCCTATATGATGCGTAAAGCTGACAAGAAGCGTAAAGATGCAGAAGGTTCTGATCCAAAAGAACATGGCAAAGCTGGCGAAATCAAGCCTGATGATGAAGGCATGGTTGAACATCCTGGTCACATGGAATTCAAAAAAGATGACGATGATGAGGAAGAAGAAGCAATGCGTAAAGATGAAGAAGAAGCTGCAATGTGCGATGCAC